TGGCGGTCTCGCTGGCCAGCGTGGCCCGTCCCGACACCATGGCGAAATGGTTGGCCGTCCTCTCCGCGCTGATCTTGTTGCTGGCCGCATACACACCGGCCTCATGCTCCTTGGCGCGTCCCTCTGCCCAGTCTCGCAGGGTTTTGCGGGAAGCCACCGCCTGCAGCTGCCGATATTGGTCCGCCGCCTTCTGGTGGTCCTCGACAGTGCCGGTGCGGTACGCAGTCTGTCCGGCAGCCGGGGCTGACATCGTCAGGCGCCGAGCCTCTGCCTCGCGGTCAGACTTGGTCGACGCGGCGCGCTCGTCGCGGGCGGCGGCCAGCTTGTCGGCCGACCGGCCTTGGTGAGGGTTGACCTTCTGCTCGGTCTTGGGCAGCTCGTGGGGAGTGACCGTCTCGCCGGACCTCTGGCGCTGATAAGCGGCCATGCGGATCTGGGTCCGCATCGAGTCGGCGCGGTCCTTCTCACCCTTGACCGGGGCCGGACGCTTCATGTCCTTCTTGGTCGTGTGGTGCACGACCGACCCGCCGGATCCGTGGCCAGGCACCTCCTTGGGTACGGCTGCCCCCAGCGCGCCCTTGATCTGGGCGGCCAGCTTGTCGGCAGATCTCTCCTTGGCCACCTGCTCGCGCAGGCGCGCGATACCTCGGTGCTGCTCGTCCCAGATCTGCCAGTTGCTCTTGCCCTCAGACACGTCGGCCTCCCGGCCCGATTATACCGGACGTCAGATCCGGCGCGTGTCTCTCTCCTGCTGGGACAGCCAGGCGTCATAGTCGGCGAAACGCGGATCGTCCGGTCCGATGTCAGCCGTTCCGTGGATCTCGTCGCCCTTGACCGTCTGCAACACCGGGATACGGATGCGTCCGTCCGGCAGTCTCTCGGCCCTCATCAGTCGGTCACCGCGTCTCGGATCTTCTGGTCCTGGATGTCGAAGTAGTTCTTTATCACACGGCCCACTCGTAGCTTCTCAGACGGCGCTGCGCCCAGCTGGTGCCCGATTAGCAGCGCCTGCTCCTCCGGCGACCGGTAGTTCTGCCGCCCCTGAACCCAGGCGGCATATCCCTCGGCGAACATCTCGCGGGCGCCGCTCTCCGCCGTGCCGCGCGATCCTCCGGTAAAATACGGGTTCAGCAGGGTCTTACTGTTGTCGTGCATGTGGGTGACCTCGCTGAACACCTGCTGAAAATGCGGCAGTTGGGACGCGGGGACATCACGGCCGGACAGCTGCCGTCCCAGAGCGTCATCCAGAGCGTGCCCCACCTCGTGGGCAGCGGTGGAGATGCTGCCGCTGTGCTCGACACGTCCGACGACAGCCTGCCGCACATCAGAGGAGTAGACTCCATCGGCCCGCTCGTTGGGGCGGTCTCCCAGGATGCTGCGGCCCTGCGCGTGCAACTGGCTCAGCTTGGTGCCGGGCATGTCGATACCTCGGCCATTGCCGATATGTATGCCGCCCTCGGGGTGCTCGGACAGGTACCGGCTGACCAGCAGGTGGTGAGCCTGCGGCATGGCAGCCAGTCCCGACATGTGCTGGTCTATCGTGCCCTGCTCACCGTCGCGGGCCCGGTGCACCCGCAACAGGCCGCCGTACAGCTTCTTGACCCGGTCGAACGACAGCGGTCTGTCCACCTTGTCGGCTATCCTGTCTGCCGACCGCTTCCCGGTGTTCATCCGGATGGTGGTAGCGATCGAGTCGGCCCGCTTCGCTGTCTCCGACATGCCCTTCTGGGGGGCGGCGCGCTTGCCCTCGTACGGCCCGGACACGATTGAATGTTCTCTTGGTCCCGACACCCGTTCGGCCAGCACAGTTGCTGAGCTGATCTTGGGCGCACCGATGCCGTGGCTTTTCAAGATGGCCTCAACCGCCGCGTCGTGACTGGAGAAGGCGCCCAAATCATCAACTGTCTTGCGCGGCCCGTGTTCCGCTGTCACGGTCGGTCGGAACGAGTTCACCTGGAAGCGGTTACCGCTATTGAAAGTGGTGTGTGGGTGGGTAATTACGGCCAGGCTCTGGCCGTCTCGGCGGATCCGGGTGGTGTCGTGCGGTTTACGCTTCTCCTCAGGCAGGTCTGGATTTTCAATCGACCGCTCTGGATGCAGCGACACATGCTTCTTGGCCAGAGCGTCGGTACCTTCGCGTGAGGTCCATTTGCCCCGGAGTTCGGCACGCTGCTTACGCAGCTGGTCCCACAGCTGCCAGCTCATGGGACCAGCTTACCGCACTACTTGCCCTTGCGGGCGCGCGCCACCTGCTTGACGGCCGCTGCCGCGTGGCTGTCGCGCGTGCCGTCGGTGTGCTTGACGGACACTTTTCCCTTCTTGACCGAGGTGACAACGCCCTTCTTGTCCTTGGGGTCGACGATCTTGTCGCCCGGCTTGGGGCCGCCGACCGCGCTACCCGGCTTGGCCACCATCTTCTTGCTCAGGAACGGCGGCAGCGACTTCTTGCTACCTTTGCCTTTGCCCTTGGCCACGTCAGTACACCTTGGAGGGAGTAGGGGCGCCCTTGGGGGCCAGGACGGTGCGCTGACCGGGGGCGACGGCGTGGTCCTCGGGCGTGCTGCCCGACATGTCGCTGGTGGCGCGCGGACGGCCGAGGCTGGCCGTCATGCCCGCGTCCGAACCCTTGGCTGTGCTGGACGTGATGTCGGGGTGACGATTGCCGGAGTGCAGGACGGCGCCGCCCTGTCCGGCTCCGTGCAGGGTGTCGGCGTCGCTGGGCGACGCCTTGGCGTACCCGTCGCTGGCTCGCATGTCAGGCTGTCCCTTCATCGAATTCGGTGGTGGACTCCTCCGGCAGGTTGAGGATGCCCATGATGATCTGGTTGACCTGGGGGCCGTCCAGCACACCCAGCCCCACGGCTGCGCCCATGGCCTGGGCCGCCGTGGCCACCTTGGTCAGGATATCTACCCGCTGGCCCAGGTCGTCGCCCTGGTACGGCAGCCACGCGTCGACCTGCTCCTCGTGGTACCCCGCCTCCAGCAGGGTCTGGCGGGGCGGCACACCGCAGTCCTGCTTGAGCTTGATCATCGACCATCCCTGCAGGTCGTCGATCGTGGCGCCCGGCGTCCACCGGATCACCACATTGGACCCCACGATGGCTGCCTGCTCGCCGTCCCAGGTGGCGATCTTCAGCGCGAACCGCATGGCGTCGACGTGGGTGGATCCGTAGCTGATCTGCCGACGCTGGACCTTCTTGAGCAGCGGCACCTCGGCTGCCCGGATCGACTCGCCGGATGGAGGCAGCCGGGTGTAGGTCTGCGGGTCGAAGTAGTGTACGGGGGTGGTGGTGACCTGGGCCATCATCCGAATGTAGGTGTCCAGCGGCGTCATGAACACAGCCGGGTCCGGCGGGTTGAACTGTCCGGCCTGCTTGACCCCGTTCAGCCACCATACCTCGCCCGGCCCGGATCGCAGGGTGCTGTCGTGCCCGGTGTCCTCGAATCGGTTGATGTCGTCCGAGGTGTCGAAGTCGGCCAGCTCGTCCGACCGGTTGCCCGCCTCCGACAGCAGGTACCGCTGGGGAAATCCGTGGTAGTCGATCGTCGCCGCGTGGGTAATGATCAGCTTGTTGATGCAGTCCTGGGGACCATACGCGGCCCGGTGCTCGGGATCGCCGTACGGTGTCCCGGTCCGGTAGTGGAACACCGGGATCTCGCCGTACGGGTTGGCCACCGGCCATCCCTCGTCGTCCGGGTCGGAGTACCTCATCCAGTCCCGCCGCCGGTTGCCCTTGGCGTTGGTCACGGTGATGTACTTCTCGATCCGGTCCGGGTAGTACAGGTTGATCCGGGTCGGCGGCTTGCTCTTCACGCCCAGCTGGGCCGGGACCGTCCACTTCTTGATGGCGAACCGCTTGTAGCGCGGATTCTCCGTGTCGTACACCAGCCGCATCGTCTTGGGGCTGTTGTAGAACATGTCGACCAGGGTGTACCCGGGGTCCTCGTCCACCGACTCGTCGCCCGGCCCGTCCTCCCCCTCAGGGATGGAGGCGGGCCACACCATCAGGTACGCGTCGCCGAACTCTCCGGCCCGGCGGTGCAGGTCGGTCGCGTTCAGCTGCATCTGGTTATAGGTCCAGATCTCCTTGAGCAGTGCGTCAGCCTCATCGTCGTCGGGGATCGATATGGCGTTTATCTCCAGGCGGTCCGCCATCACGTCGACCGGGGTCTTGGCCAGGTTGAACCTGAACGTGACGCCCGTGCGCTCCAGGGCGCGGCGCAGCCGGATGCTGGCAAAGAACTCCGGGTTGGTGGCCTCGTAGTACATCTCGGCGCGGTGGTAGTCCGGCAGCGAGTCGGCCATCAGCTGCAGGCCCATCATCAGGTCCGGATTGTCCGGGCCGAGCTCGCCGTCCTCGTCGGCCACGCTGCGCCACCCCTCCCGGGTTCCTATCGAATACTGAAGGCCTGACCAGCGTACCACGTCCGACCCCTCCCCTACCCTTGTCAAGGAGACAAGGGGTATGATACGATGGTCTTTTCGGGCGCGTGGGGCGCCCGGCCGGGAGGGAGACCACGATGGGAAGCTCAGCGATCAGCCAGGCGGCGGCCGTCAGCGCACTGATCCGTAGGGAGACGGGCGTCATCCCCCGCCCGTCCGGCGCCAGCAACCGTATCGAGTTCGGCGTGATCGTCCGGCGCGGCATCAGCGTCGCGGCAGGCGCTTCGATCACGGTCGGCCACAGCGAGTGGTCCGCCGCTGATCTGCAGAACGTAGCCGACCGCATCGGACAGGCGCTGACCCGGGCCGGGTACTACTACTCGCGGTCCACCAGCAAGATTCCCGAGGACGGCATCGTCCACTTCAACACCGTCTACAAGCCCAAGCACAAGTACTCGGAGAAGAAGCGCTACCTGATGTTCGAGGTGCGCGAATATGCGCAGGCGCACTACGAGGACGGCAAGGGCTGGGACGAGGTCGTCGAGGCCTGGGACGACGACTTCCTGGCCGACCAGATCGGCAAGGCCTTCACCGTGAACGGCGCCATCAAGGCCGTCGCCAAGACGGTCAGGCTGCGCCACGCGCGCGCCGAGGAGATCCGGGCAACGGCGTTCTGACATACACCGACGGGCGCCAGCGGCTCGCTGGCGCCCCGACATTTGGAGTAGATATGGGAAACCGCAGGCGCATTGCTCAATGCAATGTTCACGAGGAGTTCGACGCGGACAATCCGGCCGAACAGCACGATCCGATGCAGTGGCGCGGCGGCATCATGTTCCAGCCCACCGGTATCCGGGCCAGCTACCAGATGCAGTACGCTACGTGGTCGACCCGTAGTTTCGCCGTCGTGGGTCGGCGTATCCTGAAGCAGGGGGGTCTAGGACAAATGGTAAATGTGGAGTACTTCCTGCGCAGCGACCAGGCGGCGGCTCCGGACTGGGCGAAGCAGTGGGCGGCCGACAACCGCCCGGACCAGTTGCCGTGGGAGGACGAGGCGTGATCACCGGACGTCGCACACGCTGCCACCACGAGGTGTGGCTGTCGGTGCAGGACGAGGACGACGTGCCGCGCTACGACGAGAGCCACGGCACGCTGGTCGTCGACCTGGTCCACCTGGAGTACCGCCGCGAGACCGCCAAGCCGGACTGGCGCGTGGTCACCGTCGACGTCATCGGCCGTCCGCGCCTGCGCGGAGGCGGCGTCGGAGACGACGAGGTGAACGAATTCTTCGTACACCGGATGGGTCTGATCGACCGGCCCGGCAAGATGCCGCCGTGGCTGCGCCGCCTGGTGCAGGAAGGACTGCCGACATGAGCGCCGACACCCTGTGCCGGATCGTCCTGGTCGCGCTGTGCGTGTACGCGGTCGGCACGGTCGTGTTCGTGGCCGCCATCTGGAACCAGCAGGACCCTTCTCTTAAAGGGATTGAGGTAGACTGCTGAAAGGTTGACTGCCGGACAAGATGGTGGTGTACTGGTTGTGGGGGGCGCCGTGCCCCCCGGTCGAGAGGAGCCAGAATGCAGACCAACTACTGCCCGCCGGGCACACCGGTCCGGCGCGCGGGCGAAGAGAACGGCCCGATCGGAACCGTGGTGGTCAGCCACCGACCGCCGATGTCGTTCACGGGCACCGGAGCCCACGAGCGCTGGCTGGCCACGCCCAGCCAGGTCAAGGTGTACTGGCCGGGGCAGCCCTCGACCGGGCTGGGGGCGGACGAGTGGACGCCGACCGGCGAGGACCGGGTCGAGTGGATGCTGTCCAGCGAGCTGGACCACGCGCACCCCGAGTACTCGTACCGGCCCGGCGACGGCGAGTTCTACCTGTTCGCTGTCGAGACCGGCGGATACTCGGACCTGCGCACGGTCTCAGGCAGCGGCGAGCAGATCGCCTACGTCAGCGACCTGGACAACCCGGCGACCAGCCTGCCGCTGTCCGAGCGCGACCTGGGCGCCGAGATGCGCGCCCTGATGCACCGGTTGGTCGACGCCACCTACGACGCCCTGGACGCGCGCGAGTCCCTGGGCGCCATCGCATGAGGGTTCTGATGGTAGTCTCGGCAGCGGCCCTCGTGGCCGCCGCTGCGGCGGGATGCAAGACACACGAGACCGGTCCCGCTCCGGCCCCGTCCACCTTCACCAACCCCGCCCCGTCGCTCATGCCGACGGGGCGGTCCACCGTTCCTCCCACAGTTGGGACAATACATTGATAGATCGACCACTGTTACGTGCGGTGCTGGCTGCGACCGCCTGCGCCACCGCGCTGGCCCTGGTGGCTGCCTGTGTCAGCACCGGGGTCAAGGGCGGCGGCCCCATCGCGGGCGGCGCCAAGACCCAGGCGGTCGACACCTGCGGCGGCTACAGCTGGTGCACTGCTCCGGCCGCCGCCGGAGGCAACGGTCCGGCCCCTCAGGCCAGCAGCACGGACTGCGGCGGCTACAGCTGGTGCACCTCGGCGGCAGCGGCTGTACCCGGCCCCGCAGTCGACGCTCAGCCCCCCGGTCGGCCTCCTCGCGTGCCCGGCCCCGACGCGCCGCTGCCCAAGGGTCCCGGCTTCTGCGCCAGCACTGTGGATCCGCCCGGCACCGGCCTGTATATCGATCCGATTGATGATGAGGTCATCGGTACGGTACTGAACTCGTGCCTGGGCGGAGTGCAGTTGGCGCCCAAAAAGTTCATGCTGACATTGACTCTGTACTGGCATCCGGCGGGCGGCACGGTGTGGCGGCCGATGGTGACGCCGGGACAGACCGTCGATTTCCGGATCCCTTATCAGTATCCGGCCTTCACCACCACCCACGTCGTCGCGCCCTGCGTCACCGGGGCGTCGTACTTCATCAAGATCCAGATACCGAGGGGGCCGAACAACTTGAACTACGAGGGACAGCCGTTGGACGGTATCGACAAGAACGGGGAGCAGTTCGACGCCAACGGGTTCTGTTCGCACGGGCACAACTGACGTTGGACAGCGCCCGTCCGGTCCCCACGGCCGGGCGGGCGCCCGCGTATGAGGAGGGCGGTATGGCAGGACGCCGGTCGATAGCAGAGTGCCAGGGCGAACCGGATACCGTGGTCGTCGAGCGGATGCTGTCCGGCTGGCGGCTGCGCGCCGGGTACGCGGAGAAGGAGGAGGCACTGCGGCGGCTACAGGTGCTGCGGGACGCGTGGCCGGACGGCCGTACCGGCTGGCACGAGGACAGCCGGGAAGCGTGGTGGGCAATGCGCACGCCGTTCTGGCGCTCGGCGGCCCTGGTCGCCGAGTCGATGGGCACCGACATTCCCGGTGTGCTGGCCGAGCTGGAGAGGTACCGCGAACGCATCGCCCGGCGGGCCCGCTACGC